GTCGCCTTCTTAATGGTCTGATATAGTCCGATATATTTCGGTTCCGTAATCAACTGTAATGACCTAATACGACCTATTTGTTTAATATGGTCCATTATGATTTGTTGTCCTAAAGAATTAGTTGTGTTTTCTAAAAACTTACTAAAATTATTTACTCGTTCTATTACTATTTTAGGCACACTAACGGACACAACCTTGTTTTTTTTTAATGATTCTAATTCAGTAATAAGGTTTAGTTTACCTTGAGACAACTTAAAATTTAACACTACTGCTTTTTCAATAGCACTTTTTATAACAGGAAGTTTCTTATCTAATAGGTTTTTCATAACTTTACGAAACTCTAATGTTTGCGCTTGTTGAAAACTTTGCCAATCATTTAGTGGTTTATCATAATTACGAAATAAAAGTTTGTAGGATAAAATCTTTGCTTCACTTTCTATTTCAGCGAACGCAGTTCCTACTAACTCTGCAAGTTCGTCTATTTGTTTCTTTTTGCTCATTTTTTAATTTTTGTTTTCATCAAAATATTCGTCATCAAGCAAGTTTTCGCGTCTCATATAATTATAAACATCGCTATTTGATAAAGGTTGTCCTGATGTTTTTGCTTCATACAATAAATCATTAATTATTCTACTAATTGCTCTTTGTGATAATTTAGGGTTTAATCTTTTTGCAGCAACTTCAATTTGTTGTTGTTGATTATTTTGTTTTGGTTGAGGTTGTTGAGTAGGTTTAACTTCAGGTTTATTTAGTTCCTCAATTTGTTCAGGAGTAACGCCGAGAGTTTCGTCAATCTTTGCTGCTTGGTCTAATTTAAAACGAGCAACTCCTGATTGTGGGTCTCTAATGTTAAATGTTTTCTTTTCTCCACCAACATTACCTGCCAATAAAACTTCTTTGTTTGTTTTGGGATTAGCAAAACGAAGTCCGTCTCCAACTACCTTTATATCAGGTGCATTAGAACTTTCTACCGCTTTTACTTGACTTGGAAATGGCCAATATCCTAATTTATTTGCTAAATTAGTTTTGTTTTTTTCCGTCATCATAATTTTATCAATCATTAAGTTGCCTGGTTTTATTTTTGGTTTTGTGTTCATATAATTACCATTTTACTTTATTTGCCCAATAAGCAGCAGACATTTTACCTTTTTTAATGTTGTCGGCGTGTCTTGCTTTAAAACTTTCTTTTCGGTTTTTTTCTTTTTCAGTTTTAGGATTATCTCCTGCACCTTGAACACCTTGTTGTCCAAAACGAATAGTTTTTACTTTTTCGCCTTCTTTTGCCACAACAACGTGAGATTTTGTAGGGTGATTAGGTGTGCGTTTGGGTTTATTATAACCCGACACACCAACTCTTTTTAATATTGGTTTTGGATTCATATTATTTATCCTTCTTCATTGGAACACATAAATCTTTACCGTTGCGAGTTCCTGCATAACGATAACCTTCCCAACACGCTTTGCCGTCTGAACCTTTTTTCTTTTTTGGTTTCATTTTTTCTTACCTCTATTTGGGTCGTGAGTGGTCATAAACCACACTAAGTCGTCAGGGGTAATACCCATTTTTTCCGCCTGGTCAATAATTTCTTTTGCTCGTTTATAATCAATACCGAACCTACTATAATTATCAGGAACAAATTCCATTCTACCTGGGTCAACTTTAGATATTAGATTTCTTTCTTTTGAGAAATCAATGACGTTTGGATTTTTTGGTTTTGGAGGTTTATAGAAAGACATATTATTTTTTGCCTTTGTTCATTAAAGCAAACAACGCTTGTTGAAACTTCATAAATTCAGGATTGTTAATTAATGATTCGGGAGCGGTTGTTGGTGCTGATTCAAAATCAGGCACAGTTGCACCTGGTGATGATTCTTGTTGAACAGGCATAGGTCTTTGTCCTAATGCTGGTTGATATTGAGCAACCTTGTTCATTCTATCCATAATTGCTTGTTGCATAGGAGATTTTAATTTAGGTTTTTGATACATATTATTTTACCTTCTTCTTTTTAGATTTATCAGCAATGTATTGTTTATACATTTGTTCGGCAAATTGTAGGTCAAATTGTCTTAAATAATCTCCAAATTTGTCTCTTTTATCGCTTCCTTGAAATACTTCTTCAAATTGTTCAAATATTTCGTTTCCACGTCTACCTTTTGGTAAAGCAAATTCACCAACTAATTCTTCCATATAACTGCTTCTATCTCCACCTTGGTCTAAATAATCTTGTTTAAAACTTTCAAAATCTTTAAATCTATCAAAATGATAATCACTCATTTTTGGTTTTACACCTTGGTTAATTTTATTATAAACATCTTGAGAAAATTTTTCAAACACTTTTGGGTCATTTAATAACTTTGGATTAGAAAATGGTTTCCAAAAATCATTTTGTTTAGGTTTGGGTTTAACTAATTTTGGTTTTTTATAAAAGTTTTCCATATTATCTTTCCTCGTCTTTTAAAGCCGCCTTCATTGCTTTACGTTCTTTTTTAGAATCCTTAACCTTGCTTTTTCCAATGTCTCTACCCCACGATTTTACTTTGGGACGAGAATAGAAATTCATCTTTTCAATTTGATTTGGCATAATACTACCTCTAATTCATTATATACTTTCTTCTTCAGGTAATGCAACAGGATTAGGTTGGGTGCCTTCTTGATAATTGGGAGAATTCAATAACATCTCCATTGGATTCATAGCGCCTTGTCCCATAAACATAGTGATATATTGAATTTCTTTTTGTTTCGCTTCTTCATCTAATGTGTCGCCCCATAATAATTCCACATAACGTTCAATGGATAAAGCGCCTGATTGTAATGCACCAGATAACGCCATTAGTTGATTTTCAAATGATGGGTTAGCAAATTCTTCAAATTCAACACCGATTTCATAATCATTAAACTGAGCAATGACGGGATTAATCATATAATCCTCCACCTTTAAAGCAAGCATAATAACTTTTTCAAGTAAATCTTTTTGTCTCATAATGATATTGTTGCGAGTCATAATCGTAACTTTTTCTTTTTCTCGTTGTGCATCAGCGTTATCACGTTTAGCAATATCAATACCCATAGTGGCAGGAGATAGAATGCCTGTTAAGATAAACGATAAAATGCTTTGTGCTTCAGAAGAATATTGAACAACGTTTAATGCTGGTTGCGTTACTTCTATTTTACCGGTTCGTTCTCCATCTCCGTTTCTACCAGCAGGAGTGGCAACATAAGTTCGGTCATAACGAGCAGGAAGTTTTGGTTGTCCCGTTGGTGTGCGTTCTAATAAATCCACAGGATAATATTCTACCGGTGTAGATTTTCTAATTGTATTAGCAGATTGTGAAATGGTTTGGTCTAAATCATCAAATAAATCTATCTTGCCTGTATAAATAGAACGTCCATATCCTTCATATATTGTGTCCTTGAAAAACATTGAGGGGACCCCAAGGATTTCGTTTAAACCACTAAAGACCATATCTTGTAATCCTTCGGTTTCAGGCAAAGTTTCTAGTGATACTTCGTCCGCTTCTTTTTCCCATTCATCTTCTTTTCTACCTGGTTTAAGTTGATATAGTTTATATTCAATATAAGAATTACCTTCGTCAATGAAACGATGGTCAACCAAAGCATATGCTTTTTTATCAGGTCCTGTAAAATAATCTACAAATTTAATACCAAAAATACGTTTAGATACAATTTCAAACTTAACATTACGAGCATCATAAAATGTAATAATTGGTTTTTTAGAAATTTGTGGGTCAATGTTAATTTTCCAAGCACCGAAACCCGTCACGAGTGTAAGAGGCATTTGTTCTTGATTGATAGTATCAAACAATTCATTTTCTTTTACAAGATTATCAATTCGTTGTTGAATCATTGGGTCATCAGAAGTAAAAACAGGAGTTCCAATTGCGTTAACTAATGTTTCCACAATAGCACGAGGAACACCGCTATGACTTCTTTTAATGGAGTTTTCAGTAGATGAAATGCCCCAAAAATATTCTTTTTTGTTGCGATTAAAAATAGGTTCAGTTTGAAACTCACGGAATTGTCCTTGAGTATAAAGGTTAAGTAATTCATCACTATCGCCACTATACCAAATCAAATATTCTCTTAGTTTTTGTTTTCTAATTTTTTCATCATCGTTAATAAACCATAAACGATTGTCGTATTGTTTTGGTAAATTGCCCATATTGTTTACTCCTAACCAATTTCTTATTCTATCACGAAACCAACCCATATTTATACCTCTTTTCTATTGTATCATATGAAAACAATATTTCAACGTTCTTTAAACTGCGACCAGCGTTGTAATTGTTTAATCATACTTGCCCAACCATATTCGTTAGCATTTATTGCGTGGTCGTTAATATCTTCTCGTGCTGTTCCCTGACCTATACGTGAGTTTTTAAGTTCTCTTGATAAGTTAGGACACGCTTCACTGATTAAACATTCGTCCCAAGCCATTAATAACCTTATAATGTCTATACGGTTTTGTATTTTCATCTTAGTTGATGAACCAAAATACACATTAAACAAACCCTTTTGTCTCGCCATAAGTTCTAAACCTTGACGAAATCCTATATCAGCGCTATCAACCCACACATAAATAAGACCCTTCATTAACTTTCGGTGGTCTTTATATAATTCTCTCCATTGAAAAATAGTATTAATTATTTCTTCCATAATTTGAGGTTCGGTTTTGGGAGATGGAAGTCCTGCGTTGGTATGAAAATACTCATTAATAGAAACTAACTTAGAATAGTCGCTTGTTAGTCCGACAAGTTGCATAGAAGTAGCACTACGAATCATCGTTGCGCCATCTTCGGGTTTCTTTATTTTGCCTTCTCCGTTGCCTAACCCTGTATCTATGCCGATAGCATAATCTACATATTGGTAATTGTTTGCTTGACCTCTTGAAATAATTAACTTATCGCTATACTCAGGATAACAAGCACCAGCAGCGTTTCCCCACATACCAAGTCCTTCAACCTTGAATATATCAGGCGCTCTACGAGATAATTCGTTCATAGCAGAGTCATATACATCTTTATCACGGAACTCATTTATCTTGTAGTTGTTAATCATTAGATATAAACCCTTACCATAGTCGCCTATGTAGTTGTCGTCAATTAATTCCATATAAGGTTCTCGCATTAAAGTTTCGTAATCATCTTCTAATCGCCCCTTAAAGAACTGCTGATATAACCACGAGTCAATATTCCAAGGATTAAAGACCATTGTAATTTGATAAGTAACGCCCTCAGGTGGGATACCACGAATAGACCCATCAAGTTTTCTAAAGTCCTCATATCCTTTAATTTCAAACGCTTCCTCGATATAAACTTTAGATAGCACTCCTGTTTCGACTGTAATCGAAGTTAAAGATGTTGGTTGATTCATACCACGAAATACAATGATTTGTCCTGTTGGTAAATAAACTATTTTTAACGGGTTGTTAATAATTTTAAATCGGTCTGCAATTCCCATTACGTTTAACCAACGCACAATATTAGCAAAAGTAGATTGACGCTGAGTAGCATCGACCTGACGAATGATAAGCACATTGTTATTTTTGTTTTCCAAAATGTCCATTATAACTCGATAACCCATACCTATTACGGACTTTTTAGAGTTTCTTGAACCTTTTATTAATCTATACCGACCCTTAAAGTTCCAAAAATTATTATAACCTGCACCCACAAGTTGTTGCATACTGATTTGTTTTTTACTTGTCCTTGTTATCATCTTTCTTACCTACATCATTCACAATTTCTATCGGTTCCATAGCACCAATAAACTCGTGGTCCTTTTGTCCTAATATTTGTTTGCCTAACCAAATTGCCATTGAGGTATTGGTTTCAGCAAGTTTAAACTGTGCTCGTCTTAAACTCATTTTGCCCTTCGCTGATTTCTTTTTATATAACTCCGCAAAACCCTCTTTATATTGTCGCTTACACCATCGTTCAATCGTATCTTCAGAGCAGTCAAAAAACGCAGCAATCTCAACAAGAGTGCATTGTAAAGCACAGAGATTTTCAAACGCCTTTTGGTCTATTTCAATACGAGGTCTTGGCACATTACATCACCTTCTTTAATAGGTGTGCTTCACTATAACCTTCGGTGCCTTCTATCATCATCTTTAAGAAATCTTCACGACTAAAATTACTAAGACGGAATATTTCTTCAGGTTTCATACCTAATTGTTTAGATACTTCCGATACGCTCTTACCAGCATCAAGCAATTCTTTAATGATTGCTTTCATTGGGTCTAACAAGTGAGTTCCTCTTGCTCGGTTATGCGTAATAGTTCCATACATATCTTCGCTTTGGTCTTCGTGTTTAACAATAACCACAGGCACTAATCCACCTAACATTGTATGAAGTGGTTCTCGTCCTGACACAATCCAACGATGAAATCCGTCAATAATTGTATAATCAGGTCTAACCACAATAGGCAAAGTCCAACCGTTAGTCATTATTGATTGAATAAGCAGTTGTAAGTTTTGTTCATTAACTACGTTAGGGTTATAGTTGTTAGGTTTTAATAATTCGCGTTTTACAAATCTAACATCTCGTAAAGGCGATAATAAATCTTTATTTTCCATATTTTTTTCTTCTTTCCGTTTCTTCCACTTTAACAAAATGGAATAATTGATTCAATAATGCTTGAGTGCTTCTACCTTTAGGGTCTCCACCATAAGCAATTTCATACATAAATTGAAAGATGCGTTTAGCGTGTGCTTCTCTTAACCCTGTAATAATTGCTCCGTGTTTAGTAAAAAACTTTCTAATTGTTTTTTGAATATCTTTTTGAGATGGAGTTATAAAGAAAGTATTGTTTTTTAATAATTCAAACACTTTAGTTTTATAATGATTAGAATCTCTTACTTCAATCGTTCCATCTTCGTTAGGTTTTACAACCTTTTCGGTTTTACGGAACATTTCAGTATCCCAATAAAGCGTAGCAAGATATGCGTTCGGTTCTCGTTTTAATATCTTATTAAACAATTCGGGGTAAAACTCGGTCATTTGCACAAGAGACCTTGCTGTATCAATAGAAAAAAACTGACTGATACGAAGGTTCTTTTTAGTAAGTCCGATTTGATACATAAATAGATAAGCATCGGGAAAATCTACTTTAAAATCTTTAATATAGCGCCATATATCAGAATCATAAAAATCATAAATAGGATATACATAATTATTACCTTTGCTTCCTGCAATAGCATTTCTTCTTCTAAAACTTTCGCTTACTCGTAATCCCACAATATTCACACGACCTGAACAATATCGAGTTAAAAAATCTTGATAAGATTGTTCTCTCGGTCTAAATAATGGGTGTTGAGAAATAGCAAAACTTGGTTTAGGTCTAACCCACACATCTTTCTTGGTTTCGTCCCAACAAATAAAACTTTCGTCATTTTGTAATAGATTAAAACAATTGAAGTGTTTATATTCCATAGCAAACCAACTAAACTTTGCACCAAGCGATAACCATTTTATACGCCACGACTTCATTACTTCTTCAACGGAGGGATATATTGCTTCCTCATCTACGAAAATAACTTCAATTCGTTTAGGGTCAATCTCTCCTGTTTTAGCAAGACGATACATAAGGTCTGCTAAAACAATACTATCCTTACCTCCTGATAAAGATAGAGTTACGTCTTGTTTATTTTGAAACGAATTTATAATTCTTTGTTTTGCAATGGTCAATACATCTACGCCAAGATTAAACTTTTTAATCAAGTTTAATTACCTCACCGCATTTAGGACACACACAAGTTTTATGTTGAGGTGTCATTGGTTGAGGAGGTAGAGGTGTATCGGTTTCCCATTGCGTAGGTTTGGCGACTTGTTCATTTACTCGTTCTTGCGATTTGTCCATAGATTGTGAAACTTCAGGACTTACAACACCGTAAGTATTTGCTTGAGTATTTGCTTCTTCTTCACTAAACATTACAAGTTTTAAACCTTCAGGGTCAAAACCTGCAATATCAAAATCACCAAATCCTGTAATTTCTTTAATAAATAATTCAATATTAGGTTGGTCGTCCATTCCTAACTCATAAACTTTATTATCGGACAAGATTAGTTTCTTTTTATCCTTTTCATTTAAACCTGTAATTTTATAGGCATCGGCTTCAGTCCAATTTAAATGAACCATTGCGTCATACATACCATTACCGATTAGGATATTGTTATCTTCGTCTATAACTAAAGCACGAGTTTGACCAAACTGACTTATACTTCTTGCTAATTGTTTGATTTGTGCTTCAGGGTGGTATCTCACATTAACTGCTAATTTTTTTATGGTATTGAGTAATACCTTTTCTATTTTCATAATTTTACCTCTTTTTCCGTCATTTTTGGGTATTTAAGGGGTATTGACGTGTATTTAAACCCTATTTTTAGGTCATTACAGACGTTTTAGGGGGTGGATAGGGGGGATATAGGGACTACCCCCTAAACCCTCTATAAACGTCTATAAATTACATTTAATGCCTATATGCTGTTTTTACAGGTTTTAGGCGATATTTTGGTTAAAACGATTGGTGACGATTTGTTCGACAGTAATATCGGCACGAACTTCGCCACGAGCAATCATCCAATCCAACCAATATTGTGCGTCTTCAATAATAACTTTATTAAAATCTTGGAACTTATAGTCATCAATATCTTCCACAGCGATACCGGTGTATTTAGAAACGATTTCTTTTGCTTCTTGTTGATTGTTTTTCACAAACTCGGCAACACGAGATAAAGCAGTTACGAATTTTGTCGCTTTTACTTCATCAGTATTTGCCCACACGGAGTTAATAAAGATTGTGCAGAATTGTTTTGCTCCAAAAACATCATAACCGGTCATAAAGGTTTTAACCTGAGCGACCTTATCACGAGTTCTCTTAGTCCAAGGTTGGATTAAACCAATAGCATCTACGCTACCTTGAAGTAATGCTTCTTCTTGTTGAGCAAAAGGAAGGGACACAAATGTTACGGCATCTTCTGCAATTCCTGCATCTTCTAATGCCTTTAACCAAGTATAGTGGAAAGACGACTTAACTAAATTGATAGCAATTCTTTTGCCTACTAAATCTTGAATTGTATTAATATTGCTATCGGCACGAACGAAGAATGTTTCTAATGGCGTATCTTCAAATTCCGATTGAATATCAGCAACGCCGATAATCGGTAGATAACCACTGACTGCGTTAATCTTTGCCATTGTTGAAACTAATGCACCCTGAACTTGACCACTTGCGACCATTTGAACAGCAGTAGCACCACCAGCAACGACATCAACTAACTCGACTTCTACTCCTTCGTCCTCAAAGTATCCTTTGTCCATAGCAATATAGACAGGGTCATATACTTTAAGACCGACATATTTTACAACCGATGGAGTTTCGGTTGAACCACAAGACGCTAATAGCGTTGCGGCAATCACGATTAGAGATTTAACTTTCATTGAATTTATACCTCCTCTCTTAATCGTTTAATGAACATATCGAATATCACGTTAAAGGAAAGACCTACTAACGCAACGATTACGATATATGCATATACATTTGGATATTTGAATGAGTTGGTTTCCCACAATATCATAAAACCAAGACCACTCGTAGCACCCAACATCTCGCTCACAACAAGCGAGATAAATCCACCACTTATTCCTACCTTTATACCAGTCATTAGGTCAGGTAAGGCAAGTGGATAGATTATGTAAAACATTTTTTGAAGTTTAGTAGCACCGACATTCTCCGATGCTTCTATAACTTCTCTTGAAATCGAACGCAAACCTTTTAATTGAGATAAAAAGATTGCGGGAAATGAAGTCCAAATAATAATAAAGATACGAGGCGCATCACTTAACCCCAATAAAACAATTAACAAAGGAAATAGAGTTATAGCACTAACATTACGAAAAGAATCAAATATAATATTAAACATTCTATAAATGGAATTAGACCAATAACTTAACACCGCCATTATACTTCCTCCAATGGTCGCTATAAGTATACCATAAAACACAAGAATTACGGAAGACGTTAAATGTTTGATAAGTTCTTGCCCTGAAATAATGCCAATGAAAGAATTTATAATTTTATCAAGAGACGGAATTGCAGGATTATTTAAAAAAAAAGAAAAAACTTGCCAAATTGTTAAAAAAACTATAATTCCTAAAATCGACAATGTATAGTTATGTATAGTTTTGACCATTTTTCAATAACCCCTATATAATTCTTTCCTTTATATACTTTCTAAAAAACCCTACATACTATACATAACTATACATACTTTTATAAACCAAATGTTAATTTGATAGTTCGTTTTTGTTTTTATATTTTTCAATTTTTTTAATCAAAGCATTAGATGCTTTTTTATATTCAGTAAGAAACTGATGCGTAAAAAGATGAGGGTCGGTAGTTGTCTTTTCGGACAAGTCATACAACGTAAAAGAAAGCAACGATGCAAGTTGAGTAATCACATCATCAATCTTTCCTTCAAAATCTACAATCACATTATCTCCATCGTGCGAAAGTTTAATCATAATAAAAATACCTCGTATATTTATTATACAAGGTATTTAAGTTAAATGTAAAGCGTTATAACAATTGTTATAACATTTTTATTTTACCACGATGCGTAGTAATGCCATTGGTCTCCGTCTTCATAATCTATTAGCGCTTCTTGAATATGGTCGAGAGTTAATTTCAGGTCGGCAATATACCATTCATTAATTTCATACTGACCGAAGAAGAAACCTTTGCGAGGTGGAAGTAAATCTAAAGCGATTTTTGTATTGTTAATATTTTTTTCCAAACTTTGTAAAACTTTTTCACAAAAATCTTTTAGTTCTAACAAATGGTCTCTCGTCACGATATAGATACCACTTTCTTCTTCGTCTCCTTCTTCTCCACGAAGCATAGAGTTTAGAACGAAGTATCCGTGAATTGCATTTGCTTTTCTCCAATACCATTGCTTGCCGTTTCTTGTATTGGTTAGATACATATCCAATCCCATTTTATTTACCCATCGCTTCTAAAATTAGATTAAGTTGTTTAATAGCAAATAGATAACCTTGGGTGCGATTGAACTTATCTTGGAAGAACGCTCGACCATTAATAATAATCGAGAATAATTTTTTATCTTGAACTACCGAGATTTTAACTTTGTCGTTTGAAAGTTCAGTGGCAACTTCGTTTAAAATCTTGAACTTTTTAGATATGCGTTGTTTCTTTTCTTTAGGCGCTTTAGGTGCCTTAGGAGTAGGAACGGCAGTTGGTTCAGGAGTAGTAGTTTTTGGTTTAGTTGCATTTTCTCTAATGTTTCCATTTGTAGTAGTGTTATCTTCCATTCGCTTTTTTAGAGTGTCGCGTAATTTCGTAACATCTTCTATTTTCTTATTGTCTCCCTTTGCAGTTGCTTCAGCGATTTGTTGTTCATACAACGCTAACAACTTTTCAGCACTTTTCTTTGTCTTTTCATTTTGAATCATTTATTTTTCCTCCTTAAATGATTTCTATGTTTGCGAATTCGTCATCTAATTCTTCTAATTGTTTTTCAGCGTCCGATATATCTTCGTAATGGATAGCATCTTCCTTAGTGTTTGTCCAATAAGGAACGAAAGATAATTCACCTCCTTCGTCTGAGTATCCTTTAAAATAAACTTGTATTCCGTCATATAGTTTGGTTATCACAATCATAGTTCAGTAAAACTTGAGTGTCCGAATGTTTCTTTACAATCATCACATAATAAATCACTTTCATTTCCGTGTGTTATGTTGTTGCAATATTTACATTCGTGATAGTTTGGTTGAAAATCAGCAACTTTATTAATTAATCTATACAAGTCAATTCTTTGATATAGTAATTCGTTATCTTCATCACTCCAAATTTTTAGTTGTCCGCGCATATGAGTTTTTTGAAATGGTTGAATGTTTGTTTTTAATAATTCGTTTTGATAGAACGCGATTTGTTTTTGAGCAAACATTTGTCTTGAACAAAGCGAATCATAAAGTTTTTCTAATTCTGCAAATACATCTTTATAATTAGGGCGTAGTTTAATCATTCTTGTATTCTCCAAATTGTTTTTGTAATGCTTCGTAATTTTGAATTATGTAAAAGTAAATGTCTCTTGGTAATCCTGAAATAATACGAGCGTTTGGATGAAGCATATTAAATCTACCGCCGAATTGAACTTTACGATATGCGTTGAATTGTTGTAATGTAATATTCATTATTCAATTACCTCATCATTTTCAATTTGTATTTTGTGTTTGACTAATTCAGTATATGCTTTATAAACATTGGAGAACAAATCACCGAAAACACCTAAGTATTCCGAAGCATCATATTCATATAATTCTTCAATGTCTCTTTTATAGTCAAGCGATTGATTGAGTGCTGTTTCTAATGACTTAATAATTTCTTGAACTCTAATTAATTGTTTTTTCTTATCAGTAGGCATTATGCGTTTCATTTTTTCTCTCTCCCTTTTATTTTTTATAATAATGCGTTCCCAAAAACTTAAGTATTTGCGTTTGGTCATTTGATTTTCATCTTCCCTTCCCTTATCAAAATGTCTGCCGCTTTCCAAGATTGAATCTTATTCCACAATGCGACCGATTCTTTACGACTCATTTTCTTTGCCATATAGTTCCTCCTTATGGTATCAATATATTAACATATGGTTAATAAAAGGTCAATAGCGCTTAGATAGTATTTTCTTCCGTTGCCTATATGCCTTTTCGCAATAGTATATGTTCTTATCCACAAAGTCCAAAATAATGGGTTGTTTCTTATCCCTTATATTACGTTCTATTCTCCCTGCGCTTTGTTTTACTATCGCATAGTCCTTATGAGGTGTTGCCAAATACAACCTATCTAATATAGGTAAATCTAAACCTTCTTTTGCTAATGAATAGGTAGAAATAATGAGTTTTATTTTGCCTTCTCTCATATCTCCGAATATTCGTTCTCGTTCAGTTTTAGGCGTTGAACCTACAACCACCTCTCCATAACCCACTGCTTTTCTTATTTTGTAACAATGCTCTACTCTATGAGAAAGAACCAATCCATAACTATTAGTCATTTTTATAACTTGCGCCATATCTAAAGTGCGACCTTCGTTCTCACATAAGAAACTAATTAGGTTATTGTAAATCATCGTTCCGTCAGTATCCAAGTAACCTATACTTGCAGCAGTATTTAATTCAACTCGTTGATGAACCGCTTGTATTGTTTTATCTCCCACATCTAAATCTTTAATTGTATGAACTAAATCTCCCAAAATAGAGAAGGTAGATTTAATCATTCTATCAGCACGATGTAAGGTTGCCGATAATCCGTATTTATATCTTGCCGACAAGTTAGACAATACTTTATAAAATTGCATAACACGAGTTGGACTTCCAACAACTTTGTGGCACTCATCTACGATAATAATATCCCACTCTTGACGATATTGAGATAAGTCGAGAGTAGATAAGGTTTGCACAGTTGCAAAAGTAATATCTCCTATATCCACTTTGCCTCCAACTATCTCGCCTAACTTACAAGTAAAATATTGTTGTGCTCTTGATTTTGCTTGAGTAATTAAATCTAAGGTGTGAGTAATCCACAACGCTTTCTTTCCGATATCCTTTATCAGTTTTAAACCGATTTGAGTTTTACCGCTTCCACAAGGCGCTTCTAAAATACCATTACGTGCTTTGTATAGATTATTACAGGCGACTTGTTGATAGGGATATAGTTTTATATCCCCACCCAAGTTAATAGGCGCGTTAGAAGGAAAATCTAATATTATTTCGCCTTTAGAAATTATAGGATAAACCTTCCTCATAATTCCGAAGGGCAAGATAATTGAATTGTCTCTTACTTCGTATAACTGCATATAACGCGACATCTTGCCTATATATCTACCCATACGAAGTGCTTGAATATAGTCGGGGTTGTCTAATTTTAAATTAACATTACAAAAATCAAACAATTCTAACGTGGGGTCAAACACTCGTATGTTGTTAGATATAATCGTTTTCATTATTTTTTCTTCGTTTCTACTCTTTTACGCATTACTTTATTAAATTGCGCATCTACATCAAACATTGAAATATATTCAACTAACAAGTTCGTAACCAAACTTGAATCTACTACATTTTCTTTCACATATTTTTCAGCACCCTCTAATAGGATTTCAGCAATGCGAGTTTTGCTGATGGGTTTATTGTTCTTCATATAATTCTCCTAAATATGATTTAAAGTATTCGTCATTGTCTAAAAGGTCGTCTAACATTCCGTCTAAATACATTTGTTTAATTGTTGAATAAATTGCTTCTCGTTGTTTAGGAGTGTAATTGATATATAAGTTTTCTCTATGAATATAATAGGCAATATCTTTTTCATCAATTAAAACATCTACTAACGCTTCTTCAGTATCTTTCCACGTTTCACCTGTTTCGGTTATTTCTCCACCACGAACTTCCTTTTGAATTATTATCTTTTTTGCTAGCATTGGCATTTTGTTTTTCGGCATTTTGTTTTTCCCTTTCTTTTGCGATTGTTATAATCGCTGATTCATATTCATTTACAATGTGTTGTAATTTAGTAAGATTTTCTTTTGTTACGGTTTTTCTTTTTTGCCATACTTTTAACCACTCCTTTAAAAATTTATAAACTTCTTCTAAAGTCATAATTCATCTACAACAAAACTTGGTATGTTTCCTGTCCAATAAAATAAATGTTTTTTCTCGTATAAGTAATAATTACGATAAGATTTTACAGGGTCATTAGTTTTATATTGGTCGGGCATAGCAAGTGCAAAAGGAGTAAATTCAGTTTTTAATATGTTAGGCATTATGGTTAGGTGTTTTATTAATGTTTCACATTTATGATGTTTTTTAAATCTTGTTTCATATTCTTTTAATAAAGCGACAAACAAACCAAGCAACCACATATAATTTAATTGACTTTCTCTTGCCCACTTTGTGCAAGGATGATTTTTGTATGCAGTTTTATATACATTAGGATTTGGTCCGTCAATAATTTGATGAGCAGTAGAAAGCATTTGTGCAGATTCTACAATCATTTTTCTAACGTGTTTGTCCGTATGATATTTTGCTGCTATATTTGGGTCAGTATCCAATACAAAGATGTTCATATGTTGTCCCCCCCTCCTTTCCTTATCAATATATTAACATATGCGCTACATCTTTACCATTTGGTTTTTGTTAATTTTTTGTAATCCCAAGAACTCTAACTGCTTAATCTTTTTGTATGGGAGTAGATAAAACTCATTTTCAATATGAACTGCTAACCCACAGGTATCAGTTCCTTTTGCTAACAACATATCAAACGCTGTTCGTTGATTGGGTTCAATTCGCGATAGTGGAAAATAATTATCTTCAAGATTTTTAATATCTAAAAACCAAGTAACATTTCCCTTTGTCATAATTGCATCAAAAGGTTGCCCGTTTTGATTATACGATAGTAAATGAATCCACCAACCCTGACCATACATATACTGAGCAAATTGTTTTTCGGTTTGATTACCGATTTGTTTGTTATTCACGTTTATACCTCAAATTTATTATACCGATACGCTGTATCGTCTTTCTTTAATCGCAGGTTTAAATAAACTACACCTTGCGATTTTCTTGTTTTCTCAAAACGTTTCGCCATTTCTTTTCCAAATCTTGTAAGAGGCATAATATATTCGTTTCCCTTTTTTGCCCAATCGTTATAAGCGAGATAAACGTCAGTAGCATTTGCTTCCCAACCCATAACTTGTTGGCACATATCTTCTACAAAGGAATTAATAATATCCATATCATTACGATATTCTTGTGTTGCGTCTTCTACAATCTTTGGACTTTCTAATCCTTCTTTTAACCACAACATACAACCATTGATTGCCCAATTAATTATTTTTCCTAATTCTCTTAAAAGTTTATTGGTCAAATCTTTATCTTGTTGTGCTTTAGGCAACTTCATTTCAAAAGGTATCAATCTAATTCTTCTCCAAATACCTTGGTCGGTGCCACGAATAACAGGACGATAGTTTGTTGCTAACCAAATCTTAAACTCAGGTCTAAATTCAAATTCTTTTCCGTATAAAAACCGAGCAGTTATTTTATCTCCACCTGTAAGTTGTTTTACTAAACCTTCATTGAATTTACTGCCCTCGTTTGGTTCTCCTGTCGTAACCATTCTTGCTCCTTTTAATCTTGCTAAGTCGCTGCTTCCACCTGAACCATTGTTTCGGTGATTTAATAAAGTATCAACTTGAGCATTGACGGCATAATCTCCAAGCATTGCACTAACCACATCTAAAAATACTGACTTACCATTAGCACCTTCTCCAAAACATATAAACATACATTGTTCTTTTATAGAACCAGTCATTGTATATCCTATTGCTTTTTGGACAAACTTAATTAACTCTTTATCTCCATTAAATATCTCGTTCAAAAACTTTAACCACAACACAGGTTCTCCATCCACAATTTCTACATCGCTTATTTTACTCATCATTTGAGATTTTTCGTGAGGTATAATTCTACCCGAACTTAAATCTACAATTCCTGAGTTTGTATTAAAATATTTTTTATTCTTATCAAAATCAGCGTTAGTGCAAGGAACACTTCCAAGATGTATGCTTTCTCTAAGCATTGCTTCTTTTCCGCGAGATGAAAAAGCGTGTTGAACATTCTTCATTTTTGCTTTTTGTAATTCCTTGTCGTCCTCACTCATAGCATCTTTCTTCATTTCTCCGATAACTATTTCAGACATTTTCTTATGAGATAACTCGGTATCGTGTTTCCAACGATTACCTGTCCATATCATATATTGTTTGTTATCAAAATTGTATTTCAGTTGTTCGCCATATCTATCGACAAAGCGACGAGCATTACCTGTATCGTTTAATTCATATTCAGTAGATGAACCAAAAATTACTTCGCCTGTTTGAGCGTTAATCGTTACTCCTGAATCGTTATGCGATTTGTTATATACATCTTTTGTTTTATTACAAGCGTTCTCTATGGTTATTGCTCCGTAAGTAGTTCCGTTTTGTTTTCGTTCCCACTTGCTACGCATAAGACCACTCAATCTAAAAATTCTATCCATTTGCATTTTATTTTTTCCTGTCCAAAATGCTAACAAGAAACAAAACGCCATATCGGCTTCGCTTTGACTTGGATAAACTCCTTGCCAATTTCCAGCAAATAATAAACTAAACAAGGAACCATTTTTACTATTCCCTGCTTTCTTTATAACTTCATTGTCTTCTAAATCTACAACTTCAACATCTACTGATTGCACTACATATTTAATTCCTAAATATTTGTTGTGTAAAATTTCTATTTCTTTCGTGCAATCTTTTATGTCTGCAATATTTACTGAATCGCCGGTCATTACAAAAAATCTATTTGAGTCATACATCTCAATTCCATTCTTGCGTCTTGAACCTTCTGGCAATTTACCCTTACATATAATGTGTATCCCTAAACCACTTTGAGATATTTCAGTATATGAATTTAATGTAGATATAAATTCTACTTTTAATTCATCGGTTGGATTATCCAAGTCCACGCCAAAATAAGGAGATTGAAACATAAACCCAATTCCTGCAAGTTTATATTTATCTACACCTTTTATTGCATTTTCAAACGAACTCCAAGTATTAGGATTGTTCGCCATTGCATTAGAACCCGTAATAGGGTTTATTGGTATCTTGGTTGTTTTACCATTATCAAGAGTTATCTTCTTCCAACAAACCCAATTATTCAGTTCTCTTAATTCTAATGGGATATTAAGAAAGTTCACCATATTAAAATGGTAAATCTTCGTCTAATTTAGGGGTTCCCTTGCTTACGGGTTTTTGACCCTCGTTTGAAGGGGTATTGCTGACCTTTTGGGAGGGGTTGTGGGTATGACGATAGTAAATAACCCTATTAACTTCTTCCCCTCTGTAATCGTCCATTTCGACCGTTATTTTGAGGATTAGATAGGAACCCTTCAGGTCTTCCAAAAGACCTGAAATATCGTCATAGGTCTTTCCATTCTCAATATCTTGAGTTCTAAGTAGAAGATTTAAGCGTTTTCTATTAAAGAAGGCAGGGTTTTCTTTTTCTTTCCAAATGTCTTCAAACACAATGCGACCTTTGGATTCTTGCTCAACGTCTTCACGAATTTTATACTTTAAAGAAATCTTTTCTTTTCCGTTTGGTGTGGTTTTGACTGATGCTTCTTGTATCATCACTTCATATTCACCTGATTTAATTAAACCATAGGCACTATTCTTGTCGTATGTGTAACTCATTTTATTTTCCTCCGAGTTATTCTTGTTTTGCTTTCCAAAACATTTTATATATTTCAAATAGGTTTCGTTCTTTTAACCAATTAAAGAATTGTTGTATCATTGGTTCTATTGGTTTCGCTTCGTCTCGTCTATAAGTTTCAAAGTATGTATGATTTCCGTCATTAATAATATAAGTAAATTCTTTTGCTTCAGGAACCATAGCGAGATAAAAGTGATGTTGATAAGCGTTTAGATATTTTGGCGCTTCATATTTACTCACACGTTTGATATCGTAAATCTTCCCTGCCTTTAGAATATCTAATTTTCCATAAACTAAAACTTCTAATCCATCTACTTTAATATCTTTTGTTGCTACTGCTTGGTATATACCTCCTCTAATTAAGTCGGTAATTCCTTCTACGTTTCCTTCCAAACATTCTTTTTCAAAATCTAACCCTCGTTGCATAAAGAAATTTGGTGGAGTATAAATTTTTTGTAGAGAGTTTAGAAAGTCAGTATATGATGAATCATAATATTCATCATCTACTTCAAATAAGTAAGACCAAGAGTTTAACAACGATTGAGTTATATAAACTTTAGGTTCAGTTGCCAACATTTTGTATATATCTTCCTTCATTTTTAGCATAGACCAAATTTAATTGCTTCGCTTTTTCGTGAAGTTGTAATTTTAATTCTCTTTCACTAGTCAATGCGTGTTCGGTCGTTTTGATGCGTTCAACTAAGTCATTGATATTTTGTTCGTTAGTTGCTTTTTGAATTAACTGAACTAACAACATTGCTTTATCATACACATCTTGTTCTTTACTTTGAGCGACAACTTCTTTTTGTAAGTCATCAATCATTTTATTAAACAAGTCGGTTAAGAAAGTATTGGGTTGTCCTTCTTTTAATTCAGGTATAGTATATGTTCCACGAATTCCGTGTGTCCCCTTGGCGTAATATTTTTCACAATTGGAGAAACCGATGATTCGATTCTTTCCATTCATTTCGATAAATCCACCGAGGTCCATAACTTGCCAAATATTATCACGAGTAGAACCTTCAACTAAAATTCTTAACTTAGCATTATCTCCGTCTCGTTCTTCTTTAGCGTGGAAGATAACCACAATGTGTTTGTTTAAGGTTTCAATCATTTTCATAAACTCAGTAAATTTACGACTGACCGCTCCCCAACCTGCTAAAGATAATGAACCATCTTTTTGACCATTCTTAGTATTTTCCAAAATCACTTTTGGTTTTAATAAGTCAAGCAATTTTCCTCCTGTATCAATAACTATTGTATCATAGTTTGTTAAATCATTAGAAGTTAAATCGTTTTGTAGTTCATCATAATCTTCGGCGAGAATTACGTCCTTGCGATAACGCGCTTCAACTCTATCTACTCCTTTGTCTAAATCAATAAGTAATGGGCGAGGCGCTGATAGTCCAAGCGTTGTCTTTCCAATACCTGGATATCCACTAATAATCATCTTAATCTTTTTAGAACTGAAATCTAATTGATTTGGTTTTTTAAGCATCGTGTTTTCCTCCTTCTTGCTTTACTTCAACCTTTTCTTCCTTTTCTTCTTTTTCTTTTTTTTGACCAAATTCTTTTGAGACCGCTTGTTGTAGTTCTCCGAACGAACCATTCAATGCGTCTAATAATTTCTTAATAACAAAAATATCAAAATTTGATTCTACATTTGGAAATTCAATGTTGATTGATTTTAAAATTGATTGAACAATTTGTAATCCTTCACGAACTGCAATGCGACCTTGTCCGCGAATTTTTAAATTGGTTGTTTCCGAATCCATTCCATCGACAACTGCAACGATTGCTCCGTCACAAGGTTGGTTGATATTTAAATCTAATTCCTTTAACATCTCTAATAAAGTTTTCTTCATAAATCCTCCTTTGGATTTTTTTATTGTGTTTCAAATTTCTTAATTGCTTCTCTCATATCAGTATAAGTCAGTCCGAGTGTTGTAGCAATTTTTTCTATTGCTTTTCTTCCACCGGTTGTGTGTCCATTCTCAATCAACGAAAGCGTTACTCGAGAGATTCCACTTTGTTCGGCAAGTTCTTGGATTGACTTGTTAGCATCCAATCTTTTCTCTCTAACGAACTTACCGAAAAGCACTTTTACATTTGGGTCATTAGACATATGTTTTCCTCCTTTCCTTATATATATTATAACACATAGTTTATGTTATGTGTATAACTTTCTAACTTTTTATTTACTTTATATTACCAAATAATTGTTGTAGGTCAGTTTTGATATTAATGTAAATGTAATTATTTGAAACTAATTTATCTTGAATTGTTTTATATGCCGATTCGTTAAGACGTTGTAAAATGTAAAGTGGTTTGCCTTTGCCTGAACGATACTGACCTCCGGGCACAGTTTCTTCCCATCTGAATGAAACGTATCGTAACATTGCAGGATGAGCAATAGGAAACATAAATCGCTTTAAGTCAAATGGTTCCGATTCGTGTTTGCATAATAACTTTAATGTTTCTATTACATCATCTCCACTTCCATCCATATGAGTATCCATTGTTTCTACACGAACTCGATATCCATTTGCTTCTAATACTTGTAGTTCGGCAAGTATTTTACTACCCCATTCAATAATTTCATCAATATCGGTAGAACCTGAATAACCGATATCAATTAAAAAGTGTAGAACTTTGTTTTTCTTTACATCTCGTTTAATTCTAATCATATTAGTAGGGATACCTTTTAAAACGTTAGGTATGTGTGGAACAACTCCGATAACGTTTTGAACTAATTGGTATTTACTTGGGTTGTTTTGAATTTTGTTCTTCAAAACTTTTTCATAAATTGCTTTTACTTTTGGAAGATGTAAATCCCAACCATTTCTCATAAGTGAGAACGCTTCTTCTTCCGTAGATACTCCTGTAAAACTTTTAGTTATTTCAGATTTTGGTCTTCCGCGATACGCTTCGTTGTTAGGGCGATTGCGAATAACATCAATCAATTCGTTTAAAGATTCAAATGTTTCGGTAATCCAATTTACTTGGTTGCTTGTTTTGGTATATTGGATTTTTACTTCGCTTCTAACCATTGTTGTAATCCCTTCATATATTGATTGTTGTTGCTACTAATATTCATAGAACCTCTAATCATAGACACATCGTCTCGGTCTAAACCTTTAATTAACGCTACATCTAAAACATCTTTAAAGTTCCATCCGATTTGTAATAGGTCTCGCATATTAATTATCTCACGATATGATATAACCTTTTTGATACCACAATGTTTGATTGCTTTTCGGAAATCTCTTGCGAAATCTAATAACTCAATATCAGTAGTAAGCGAGTTTTCGATTTGTGTAGAGTAATTAATTTCCACGAATAAGAATCGGTTGAGTGTTGCTTGGTCAAGTTCATTTCGTGAATTGTATTCGCGAGATGCTCCTGAACCTTTAGTATTACCTGCCGCAATAACTCGGAAATCTTTATGTGCTTTGACTTGACCAACGCCGGGGAAAGTAAAGTATCCGTTAGCGAGTGCAGCATTTAATAGGATAAGAACTTCAGCGACCGATGCGTCCATTTCGTCAAGCATATAGAGACCGCCTTTAGTAAATGCTCGGTAAAATTCCGTTTCAACGTATTTACCATTCGCATCAGTATAACCTTCTAAAGAGAAACCATTTTGAACAGCGTTATTGAAATAGAAGTCAGTTTGAAGTGCCTTAGCGATTTGATGAGCGATAATGTTTTTACCGGTTCCGCTTGGTCCATATAGATAGACCGCTTTGCCAATTTGAACTAATTGGAGAACTTGTTCGAACTTTTCGTGTGTTGTTTCTTTTAACACAACTTTATCTAAAACTTTTAGTTCGACTTGTTTGCTGATTGTTCCGTATTCAGATTTAACAAATTCTTTTACATTCTCAATTGCTTTCTCAGCAACTTTAGGTGCGTATTCTTCAATCATCACCTTAGCGAGCGCTTTCTCAATCAAACCTAACGTCATTGCTCCGTTGTCCATATCTTTCCCTTTTACCTCCTTGGGTTGTTCTACTGCTGTCGGTGTAGATTCCGTTGTTTGTGGTTTAGGCGTAGGCACATCGTTTCCGTTGACTTGAATGTAATCAATCACATTGCTTCTTGATAAAGCATATGAGATTGGTTTCTTATCAGTCGAACGAACATACTTCAGGAGTGAAGTAAAGTTTCCTTTAAATAACTCATAAGCATCTTT